GAGATGTGCTTCATCTCTAACACCTTTGTAGATACCAACATTTAAAAAATCAATTTTAAAATAGCCTTGTTCTTCTGCTTGATCGTATGGCACTGAACACACACCTGCAATTGGATCTACAGGGACTTCGTGAAAGTATACACCAGTGTTATGTTTAACTAGTTTTTGATCGTCGTGTCGACCTGCAACGATGTGTTTAAACAAACCGAGTGCTTGATCTCTGTTTAAAAAGTCTATGTCGATGTCCGGCACGTGTCTACCTTTTTCCAGTGGCTCGGCCCAGCGTTCGGATCGCTGTGTCCAATATATCGTTCGCCTGTTTGCATATCTATAAGCATATACTTTTCTGGACACTTTGTATAGACCTGAAGAGTGGTTGCTTTGTCCAATTCAGGTACATCTTGGCCGTCTAGTAAAGTTCTAGTCTTGTTCATTGCAGTCGAGTACTCTCAAATAACAACAACGGAAGTGTTGATGCTAGGAACTCTGCGTATTCCTCAGCGTCTTCCATTTCATCAAATCCACTAAATTTAACATAGACTACAGGTTCGTCTGTAGACGTAGCAACTTCAATTTCGATGTCATCTCTAGAAATAAATTCTTCATTCTCAGCTAACTCTTCTTCTAATTCTAATTCAGGTCGTTTTGCCATTACAGTATCTTCGCCTCCTTGATAACATCTTTGACTAACTCGGTATCAGCAGGCAAATTTTTAAATCGACGCATCCAAAATTGCGGATCAATAATCGGACCAACAATTGCTAATTGTTCATCATTCATTCGTCTCAACATGTCTTTGCCTGACTTGGTATTTAACAATACCCAAGGACTTACTAGTCCTTCTTTTATATCATGTGTTGCTCTATTTAAATTTACATAGGCAAAGTAATGTTCCCAGGGAGAATTGTTAGAGTCTCCCCAGTCCATCATTGTGGTTATAGTTCGTTGTATTGCACCATCAGCAGGTTCTATCTTGATTAGTTCTTTAATGTACTCGTCATACAATTCATCCCTGCACCAGTGATCTAATTTTACACCGCTCTTGACAACATATTCAATAAATCTTTCTGGATATATTGGAGCAGTATTAACCATAAAACTACCGAACTTTACAAACGCAGTATAGTAAGGACTTGACGCAAATTCTTCAAACGTTTTTGGCTGTTTAGCTTTTTGTGTTAGATCGTAGAATTTCTGATAGGTCATTAATCCCATCTGAACATGCTTTTCGGATCTGCTCATGTGTCTGCGTTTTTGTTCGCAGATATGCACTACTAAAGTTTTTTCTTTAGCAAATAACTTTTGGCAATGCTCACATTTATAATTTAAGTCCATTGATCTCTTTTTTATCCCACCCAAGATCTTCGCAATATTGTTTGATTTCGTCGTTTGTGGTAATTGCTGCAAGTGCTTCAATGTCATCTCTCTTCATGTTGGGAAAATGTTCAAACAAAAATGCTTCTTTTTTATTCTGCGTTTTTTTAAGTGGAATATATTCGTGAAAGAATGTCTTCTTGCTTTCGTGGCTAGCCATGCACAATGTCATCCATTGCAACTTTGGATGATGTTGAATAGCAACCCAATTTTTATTAAAATATTGTTTAACACTGTAGCAATTAGTATATAACGGAGTCCCGCTAAT